GAAACGCTTGGGTCTGGTTCAAAAATCTTTGCATCATGGGAGACTATTTCGTTGAACTCGTTATCAACCCCGAAAATCCCAAGGAAGGCATATACAGAACCATGCCTCTCCCCGTTGAAACTATGTATCGAATCGAAACCGTCAAAGGCAAAGTTATCGAATTTCAACAAAGCAAAGAAGGACCAGATTACCAAGCTATCGTCCGTGGCTCCGTCACAGATATGACCGATACTGAACTCAACCAAACCACGGCCATCAGATTCGCCCCAAGCCAAATTGTCCACTTCAGAATCGGTGATGACCGCAAAACCTTCTACCCCTACGGCCAAAGCCTCATCGAACCTGCCCGTGGACCAGCACATAGCCTCAGATTGCTAGAAGATGCTATGGTTGTATATAGACTTACAAGAGCACCTGAGCGTAGAGTGTTTTATATCGATGTTGGTCAACTTCCTCCATTTAAGGCAGAAGCCTTCATGGACCGCATCAAAGATCAGTTCCGCAAGCGCAAAGTCACAAGCAATAGCGGTAGCCCCGGCGCAAATCAAGTCGAAGAAAGATGGATGCCTCCAGCACAAGACGAAGATTACTGGCTACCCATCCGTCCCAACAGCAACACCAGAATAGACACACTTCCCGGTGCTGAAAACCTCGGAGAAATTGATGATGCAGTTTATTTCCGAAATAAACTGCTCACAGCACTCAATTTCCCAAAAAACTACTTCAACAACGAAGACCCCGGCGTTACCAGAATTACTCTCTCTGCCCAAGATGTCAAATTCGCACGCATGATCGAACGACTTCAAAGCCACTTTGAAGACGGACTAATGGAAATAGCTGAAAGACACCTGCAACTCAGAGGCTACCCGGAAGATTCCTACAAAGACCTTCGTATCAAAATGACTCCACCAAGCGACTGGCGTGAATTGTCCAGAGCAGAAGTAGTCAACGCAAGATACGGAAACGCTGGAACCCTGAAGGGAAGCCAGTTGATGTCCGACTACGACATCATGACCAAAATCCTCAAATACAACCAAGATGACGCAGAGGAAATGCTGGCAAGACTCAAAATCCAGAAACTTGAAGACCTCAAACTCCAAGTCTTGGCGCAAAATCCCCAACTTCTGGGCGTTGGTATCCCAAGCGCAGAAGGACAAGATCAAGAACTCGGAGCAGAAGCTGGAGGTCCCAGCGCCATGCCAGAACCCGGAGCACCACCCGAAGGCGCTCCACCTGAAGGAGCACCACCCGAAGGCGCTCCACCTGAAGGAGCACCACCAGAAGGTCTACCCACACCCCCAGAAGGCCCACCGGCTGAAAAGGGCGCAACATCGGAACCCGTTAATATCGCTGAACCAACCGAAGAGGATATCAAGAAATATGACCTCGAAATCCAAGGTTTTGACATGGAATCGGACTACGAAGATATCGATTTTAGTGTGAGGAGCTAATGGACCAGACCCCTGTACAACAATTGATGAATCTAGCATTCAAAAATCGCAGACTGGTCGAACAGTCAACCAAGGCTGGTTGCATTTTTTGCCGCAAAGTTTTTGACAGCAAAGACATCAAGAATTACACCGATAACGATCAAACATGCCTCTGCCCCCATTGCGGAACAGATACGGTACTAGGCGATATGGGTGGTTATGAAATAACCGAAGAAAACTTGACCAAAGCCAATAACTATTGGTTCAAAACCTAGGTGGCATTAGCTGAATAACCATCAGCCGAATTCGGAGCTAAAGCTTCAGGCTCTCCACCTGTCTTGTCACCCAAACCTTTCTCCGTGAAATTTCCATTCATTTTCGGCTTCATATCCTGAAAACTGTCCATCTTATGACGAACTAAAATCGCTTTGATGTCAGGATCGTTTCTGTACTGGTTCAGGAAACTGACCAATATCTCAGGTCTGGTCGCAATAATCCTGTTCAAAGCCTCCATAGCCACATTCAAGGCAGCCTTGGATTGCGGATCATGTCCGTTATGGTCATCCGCAGGCTTCTCCCCGTCATATGAAGCCAACTCCTTTAAGCTAACATACTCCTCAAATGTTTTCATATTTTTCCTCAAAATTCAGTTTTATTGCATACTTATATACTAGACGGATTAAAAATAAGTATTTACGGTGCGAATTTTGAGCATGATGTAATACATACTGTCATTGAGAACTTGGTGTTCCGAAGGGACATGAGCAAGTAAGCAGGCATGAATTTCAGACTTTAACCAGCATAGAGGGAGTCAATTGATTATGAAGAGAACACTAATCAGCTTCGATAAATTCAAGCAAATCGAAGAAAATTCGTTAACAAAAGCCCAGCAAGAGTTGATTGAAGCAGCAGAATCGCTTGCCAAAACCTTGGGACTCGATGGCCTCGAACTCCACACTTATAGTGAATCCGATGTCACCTACCAAGCTGCTGACGGTAACTTCATCCACGCAACCTACACCGTGACCGACAACGAAGTCATTCTCGAAGACATCGAAATGCTCGTCATCGAGGAAGAGACTGAGAAGAACGCAGCCCGTGAAACACTCAGCCAAATGATCGACAATATCCTTGAAAACAAGGAACACGAAGCCAACAACCTGTTCGAGAACTACATGGGTATGCCCTTCGTTCGCCGTGAGTTGATGGTCAACGAGGCATTCAAGGTCACAGTCTCCAAGCCCACAGGCAAGAGATCGCCCCTCAAGGGACGCAAACAAGATCGCTCCCTCGTGGCAAAACGCACCCGTGCCCGCAACAAGACTCTGGCCACCATGAGTGCTGGCGAGCGCAAGAAGCTCGGTCGCCACCGTGACACCGCCAAGAGCAAGCTCGGCGGCAGCGTCAATCCCCGCTGGAGAGTCTATGCCCGCAAGCTGAAGCCCAAGACCATGAAGGAATGGTTCAACATGTGCGAGAATGTTCTCGGCTACATCGACTTCAAGTCCAACGGAACCATCCTCAGCGAAGCAGCCATCAGGACCGACGAGCGTGGCAATGTCGTAGCTCTCGCCCTGCCCACACAAAACAAGAGGAACGAAGGCAAAATCCTCAGCATGAACTACAAGACCCTTGACACAGAGCTCAAGGTTCTCCGTGGCAGCATGAAGAAGATCAGCGAAGACCAAGTCTTCGTCAAGGCTATGGCCGACCTCAAGCGTTACAACAACATTTCCGACAACACCTCCCTCGAAGAGACACTAGAAGCCATCGTTTCCCGCTGGCCCAACCTGCTCTACATCAGCGAGAATGAACTATCTGAACAAATTGCCCTCGCACTTGAGTCGGCAAGCGTCAGCAACTACGACGACAACACTTGCTCCTTCATGGCAGAGGCCATCCTGCGCACAGCGCACAACGCCTACACCGACAAGGTCCGCAAGCTCGCACAACTCGCAGGAGCATCCAGCGATGTGACCGCAGAATGCAGGGATTGCGAAGACTCCTACAAGGAATTCGCAGCAGTTTCCCAGAACCTTTTCGACCAGCTTGACGAGAGCACCCAGAACGAGCTCCGCATCTTCTCCGACCTCTACAAGGCCCTGCACGAAGTGCATCGCATCGCAGCAGAGACCGGAGATGAAGCAACCCGCATCGAAGTCGCTGACTTCATGCGTGAATGCGCCTCCATCCTGAATGGCAACAGCGACACCGACATGGAACTCGCTGAATCCATCGCTGACTACCTCGCTGACCTCCTTGAGGCCGCAGAGGAATCAGAGGGCTGGGACCACGGCGTTGAAGTGACCGCCTCTGGCGACCACTCCATGACCAAGTGGAACGCAAAACAAGCACATGTCGCCTCCAACTCGACCGGCGGCTGGAAAGACGCAGCACCCGTCAGCGATGGCAAGGACTACGACAGAGGTCATGCAGACGATATGGGACACAGCGGCATGTCCAACATGGCAAGCGACGACACTTGGCCCAACATGAGCAACCCTTATGTGCCCAAGGCAATCGTCCCCAAGATGAGGGAAAAGAATGTCGCTGACGACAGCGATGCGCTGGGTGATGATGTCCACAAGGACACTTGGCCCAACCTGTCCAACCCCCTGTCACCCAAGCCCGTTATGCCCAAGCCTGTTGTTTAACAAAATAAAGGAGTAAAAATGGACAATCAGGTACTACTGAATGATTGTTGCGGCGGATTCTGCATGAGCCTGAACGAGTCAGTCACCGACAAGGGACTGACCAAGTTCAGGGGCAAATTCCAAGAGGCAGAAGCCGTCAACAAGAACAAAAGAATCTATCCCTTCCAAGTCCTTGATGAGAATGTCAAGAAGCTGGTCCCCATCATCGAGGCCCGTGGCCTCATCGGTGAACTCGACCACCCCACAGACAGCATCATCCACTTCGAGAAGGCCTCCCACATCATCACCAAGCTGTG